GATGCAATATAACTTGGTGATATTGTTGAGCCATCTGAAAGGGTACTTATGGATGATGTACAAGTATCCTCAACAGCAATACCGCCATTGAAATTAATTTTTGCACTCGAACTGTCATTTGTATCTGATCTTAAAAATTGGCTTGAATCAATGCTGTCTAGTGTAGCTGCATTACCTCCATCAGCAGAGGTTATATAGCCAGCACCATTTGTAAGTTGGTTGTTGTTGGTGACATTTGTTGCAGATGCGGCTATGCCATCAAGTTTATTTTTTAATGTGGTCGTAAAATTTTCATCTGTTTGAGAACTAACAGAAAAATCTAATGTACCATCTGAATCTTGATATGTAACAGATATGCCAGATTCTGTGTTGCCAGAAACCATACCGCCAACAATGTCTTGGACTTGTTCGTTAGTAAGAGTTGCAGTAATATAACCAGCACCATTTGTAAGCTGATTATTGTTAGTGACATTAGTAGCAGAAGCGGCAATTCCATCTAATTTATTTTTAAGAGTAGTTGTAAAATTTTCGTCTGTTTGTGATGCTACAACAAAATCAATAGTGCCATCGCCATCTTGATATGTTACTGTTATGCCTGTTTCAGTATTGCCTGACAGCATACCTCCAACAATATCCTCTACTTGTTCATCTGTAAGTGTGGCAGTTATAAACCCTGCTCCGTTTGTTAGTTGGTTTGTATTTGTGACATTTGTTGCTCCATCAGCTACATTTATCAGCGTCCTTATATTTGCCGCTGTAAGTTCTTCAACATTTCCAGTACTGCTTGAAACTCTACCTAAAACTCTTGAAGTTGAAATATTTTGTTGTTTTGCAAAAGTTACCGCATCATTAACAATTGAGGCAGTTACCACAGCATCACTAGCTAACTTATCTGCTGTGACCGCATCATCTTGTATGGAATTTGTGTCGACTGAATCAGTTCCAACAGATGCCCCTATTTCTGCAACAGAATTATCGTCTTTTTTTGTAAATAATTTTGCTGTATCTGTTCTAACAGCTACTTCTCCTACAACTAAATCACTTGCACTTGGATCACTGCCACTTGCGTTTTTAAGTTTTATTGTAACTGCCATAAGATCACCTCCTTAAAAATTAATTTCTAATAGGTGCCCCCATTAATATCAAAACCAGAAGTTGCACCATCTTCTAAAAACGTGACCAGATCACTTAATGCTACTTGCTTCATTGTTCCATTATCATTGCAAACAAATCTGTCTGCAGTTGCAAGTGTAGTTGATGTAGCTGAAGTTCCACCATCCATCAAATTCAACTCAGTAGTCGTTGCAGTGATGCCATCAAGGACATTGAGTTCTGTAGCTGTTGAAGTAACACTTGTTAATTTACTTACAGGCAATGTTCCAGTGATTGAACTTGCAGCCAAGTCTAAAGCTAACTCTGTTGATTCAATAACAAGACCACCATTTGATTTGAGGTCAAGAGATAAAGTGTTTGCAGATTTATCTAAACCATCACCTGCTGTAATTTGACCCGCCCCAGAGAATTGTGCAAATGCAAGGTTGTTAGTACCAACAACAGCAGATCCCTTGTTACTCGTACAAACAAATCCATTGTCTGCATTGACTGTACCTTGCTCAACGAATGTGAACATACCAGCCGCATCAGACCCAGCAGCTAAGTCATCAGCCCTTGCTGGTGAAGATCCAACAACATAAATTCCATTCTCTGAAGCAGTTGACTGGTCTTTGACCAATACTCTGTCATTTGTTGAAAGAGATACGCCATCTAAAGTGTCACCATTATTAAGAGCAGTTGATATTGTTATGTTTCCTGTTGTTGCTGCAACACAGCTTCCTTTAATATCTAAACCTTGAGAAACACCATCAACATAGCCCTTAGTTGCAAAATGAGCATCAGCTGTCGGGGTAACTCCTGTTACTGGGTTTGTTGCACTTGCTAACTCGTCAACTCTATTTGCTTGAACTCCTGAGTCAAAGTCAGAAATTTTTGTATGAGCAAGGGCTGGAATATCGTCACTTACTAAAGCTCTAAAAGTAGGGGCAGCCGCAGATCCAGATGTGGGGCCAGCTAAAATCCTGTTTGCATCCCTTGTATCTGTCTTGTTAAAAAATGCACCAGCACCACCGACTGTAATTATTGAACTTGCAGATGGTGGGGTAGATCCATTGTCACCAAAACCATAATATAATTTCAGATCCGCTTCATTAAAAGCTAATTCTGATGGAGAAAGACTTGAGGGTGCACCAGCACTTCCACTGGCTGCTCTTTTTTTAATTCTTATAGTGTTAGACATGGCCTAAAAGTTCCCTCCATTGACAAGTGATAGTTTGGTGGTCGTGTTATCTGCTTTTATGGTATCACTAGCAGCGTGATAATACAGTACTGCATCATCAACTTTGCCTGTGATGTCGAAATTAACACCAGATATAGCGGGGCCCTGAGGCCCGACTGTGGTAATTTCAACTGTGGTAACGTCAGATACCTGACTTACTGTGACAGAATTAGGATTGCTCATGCGGTGTATCCCTCGCTTATATATAGTGTACCTTGCAAATAATAATTTTTGTCCCCATTTCCGTCTGTTAATAAAACATCATATTTTAATTCATTTGGAGAAAATGTTGCTGTTTGTTCATCTGTTAGTTTTATATCTATAATTCCACTTGTTCTATTGGAATATGTAACCGCCCAGTCTGCATATTTTGTTGTCCTTGTTTCTTCCCAAACTTGAGCAGCAACAGTATAACCAGTAAGATTGATTCCAGTTCCAGTTGAATCTTTAAATGTAAGACGCAACCCAAAATCTGCTCTTCTATCTACTGTAAAATCTTTGATTGCTGGAATAATTGCCATTTATTTTACGTCTAAAGAAACAGCACAATGGATAACATTGCTTGATTTTATTATATAGTCAATTCTATCTGTAGCACTAGCAGTAGTTGTTAATGTTGGTGCTGTCCCGCCAATAAATTTAAAAGCACTGTTAAAAGTTGCTGTTCTTGAGCCTGTTCCGTCCTGTGTAATAAATATGGAACCACTTTGTCCAACTACTTGATTGCTAGGTGCTGCAAAGGTTCTATTCCCACCCAAAGTAACAGAATGATGACAAGCTGTAGCCATGTCAATAGTAATTGTCGAACCATCAGATAATGCTGTGACATTTGCCGCTGCTCCTCCAGCTAGAGAAACACCACCAGATACAATGCTCAAAACTGCTGTGCCGCCTCTCTGTATTTCTAAATCACCAGTGCCAGCATCATTAATAGTGCTTTTAGACCCTGTATGCTGTAAAACCAAGTCACCGCCACCACCAATTTTCAAAGTTACAGAATCACCAATAGTCAAAGAATTTGCTGATTTATCAAAAACAATATTATTTCCATTTGCACTTGTAAAAGTAACATCCTCATTAAAATTGCTTGCGGCATCTACATCTACACCACCAGCTAAAGTAATAACATTTATCCAATCATCATTTGCAGAGTTTCTAATTTTTAAAATGTTATTTTGTGTATCAGCCCACCATTGGTAAGGGTATCTAGTTGTAGGCTGGTTGTCACCATAATTAAGAGATACTATTGCTTGTAATACGTCATTGATGTCTCCTCTCACGACACTGCCTGAGGCATTATCAATTACATAGTCATGCTGTTTACTAGACATTAATTAACCCCCTTTGCCATATCCTACCGCTGAATAGCTGAAGTTTCTACTTATAACTGTACCACTTGAATTTTTAAATTTTATATTAAATCCAGATCCTGTTATAGATGTTATTTCATAAAAATCTCCAGTCGCCATATTTTGTGAAGTAATCATTATTGCTGGTGGATAGGCAGATGTTGACCCGCCAATGGCTGAAGTACCTGTAAAAAAGGCATTGTCAAAACTAACATTTAATCCAGATGACGAGGTTCCAGATGTTTTTATTGTTGTGCTTTGCTCTGTTCTAGCTGGTAAAAAAGCATCAAAACCCAACTCCGAAATAAGTATATTTTCGTTGGCATTTTCACTAACTATGTCGCATTTAAAATCAAATCCTCTGCCTTTGAATACACCTTTGAAAAATTTATTATATGAACCAAAAGTAGGTGATCCAGAGGGGTCATCATCAGTTGTCCTTACAAGAACAGAGGCATTTGTTTGTTCGGCAACAGTACCATCAAAATCATCTCTAGCATCAAGGTCAGGAATATCATCAAATAAATCTGACTGGTTAACTCCAACACTTTTTATATGCCTTTGTACTTCGAGAGAAAATACACCACCTAGATCAAGGACATTTTGGAAAGTATAAGAGCCTGATAGATTAGTTGAAGGATTTGTAAGCTTTAAATTATTTGAGGCAACAGTCGTATTTGTTTTTGTACCAGCAAAACTTGGATTTTCTCTTTGACTTATTATTGATAAATTAGTTCCGATACTTGGTACAGTGACAGTTATTTGAGTTTCTGTTGTGCTGAATCTTCCACCTGTGTCCCTAAATTTCAACGAATAAGTTCCTGATTTTAATGGAACAGTCGCTTCAGTTGTAGCACCACCAACAGCTTCAATTACATCTGTACTATTAGAAAAAGTTGCACCGCTAGTAAGTTCAGAGAATCTGATATAAACTTGTCCACCATACTTAACGTCAAGGTCATCTGTTTGCTGCCATCTTATTCTTGCTTCATTATCACCTGTAGGCTCTAGTGTTGCATTTAATACGTTTGCTGGGACTGCTGTTTTACCTATAGCATTGAAATTTAAAGTTGATGGGGTAGGTGATGGATCTCCAACTGCGTTATATGAAAAGACTCTAAACTCATAATCGCCTGTATCTGTGTTCAAAATATCAACGCTTGTGGATGATGTTGTAATCTCGACAAAATCACCATTGTTTGCTCTGTACTGAACTCTATAACTTGATGCACCTGTAACAGGTTGCCAGTCTAAAATTATTTTTGACACTGCTCTATTATTAATTTCAACGATTTTTTCTTCAGCAAATAATCCTGATGGTGGTCTGAGTAATTCAGTTAATATTGATGTGTTGCGTGTAGGCATTGCCTGACCATCCTCAACAAAATTATATTTTCCAGAATCATGTTCAAGTGCTTGTATGGTAAAAGTTTTATCATCATTTTCATTAATTGAAATGACACGCCAAGTGCTTGATTGCAGAGTTGGTGTTTCAAGAATATATGGAGCATTTGGATTTGGTGTTTGTGAAAATGCCGAAGAAACTGTAATTACATTTTGACTTACATCTGATATTGATTTACTTTCTAGTGTCCCATCAGGCAGAACAATAGACAAAGTTGGCGATTCAGAAACTGCTGGAATATTTGTATTTGCAAAATCATCAAGAGTAATAACAGTGCTGGTTGCAGACTTAACAAGTCCTCCTCTTCTGGTTCCAGCTTTTACTGGATCTGCAATCTCTATTATTTGTGAAGGTCTAATTAGTGTTCCAGCAGCAATAGTAGTTGCGAAAGTACAAGTTTCTCCTGTATTTTGTTCACTGTACAAAAACCATTTTCCAAATCTTCTTGCTTGATTTCTTGAAGTTGTTCCAAAAGCAACAACATTTTTGACATTTATCCCATATTTTGTTTGAGTAGCACTATCAGCTTCAACAGTTTCGACATCTGTATCTTGTGTAACCATATCAAAATAAGAAACATTTATAACTGTGTGTCTTGTCTTTAAGCTACTGCCTGTGTATTGAAATCCATCTTCGGTGACATTACTATAATTGAACAAATATACAGGATCTGATGGTGCATCTTGAGCAATAGATATACCACCAGCCTCATAGAATGGCATTACTCTCATCACACTACAAATATCATTTATCAACTGAAAAGCGGTCTGCCTTTGTGTGATATTTACATTAAGTGCAAAACGTGGCTCCGTAGATCCATCACCATTACCAGCATCAACTTGAAATCCACAATATTCACTAACAGTTTTAAAAGTAAATTTGTTTAAATTTGCCGTTGGAATTGAACAGCCATATCTAGTATTTGTAAGTATGTCGTATAAAATCCATGCTGGATCTGTTGTCCATGCTTTATCAGTCGCAAAAGTTCCTCCCCAAGTCCCGCTGTAGCTAAGAGAACCATCAGCTAAATTCACTGTTGCATTATTTGGAATTAAAACTTTTATACCTCTTAGTCTGAATCGTCTTGAAGGTACTCTCGGAAACTGCTCTGCATTTAGTCTAAGTGCAACGTGGGCAGTATTTGGATATGCGTTTTGCTCAAAAATTATATTAGTGGCTGTATGAAAACTAAAAGCATTTACTAAAGTTGCCTCTGTGCTGTCTGCTGTAACTCTCTCAACTCTTATAGCAACTGGAAAAGATGTTGAACTAGTAAATTTAATCAAATAATCTCTTAAATAAGGATTAGTTGATCTGCCTTTGACATTATCATCAACAACAGTTTTAGTAGTACCATCATTTTCAATAGTTTTAATCAACAAATTTACTTCTGTTCCATTGATATCACCATTATCTGCAAACTTTTGAAGGCTTGGAAATCTAACAGTGACTCTAACTGCGTCAATCGTATCTGAAGAAACTGTGTGTGTTACTGGTGCTGATGTTGTTACTGTTGTCCCAATTATATTCTCAGCTTCTGTGGCATTTATACCACCAATAAAAGTTTGATTACTTGAACCTAATCTAAAATCAAAAGTTACGTTTTTATAATTAAACTCAGAATCTTCTGGATTTGTGACATCTGCACCTTCTTGTAAAATTTGATTTTTATTTAAAAAAATATCTTTTAAAAAAGAGTTTTTATAAGCTGTTGATGTGGTATCAGTTATTGAATTTTTTGATGCTGTCGCACTTCCCTCGATTAATCCTTCTGAAACGACATCAATCAGCGTATTAAATTGTTTTGACGAAAGTGCGTCTGAGGGTAAATCAGGATTTATTATTACTTTTGATTCATCAGTAGGCTCAAATCCCATTTAATTTTCTCCCTCAACTTGGACAGTATCAATTCCATTTGACACAGTAATAGAGCCGACCATAATTTCTCCATATACTAAATTTACTGGAACACCAGCTTGAGAAATATTTGACAGTCCTGTAAAGGAATAATTACTTGCTAAAGCTGCTGGGTCGAGTCTGTCCATGCCGCTTGCAGCGGAATTTGTGTTTTGTCTTTGTGGAGTAAGCATTTGCGTTACTCCTCCTATAATCATACTTGTACCAATGGAAGTCAAAGCAGTTGTGGCGACTGTTGCTAAAAGTTTACTCCCTAATAAAGTCACACCAATTTTACTTGCACCAAATTTAGCTAATAGCCCTAAACCAAGACTTATAAAGAAATTACCATGAGCCAAAGGTACAATTTTAATTTCATTAGAACTTTGCAAAGTAAGCAAATCTTCAGTTATGACTGTTGATCCACAAATTATTTTGTATTCATAATTCATGATATGTTTTTCAAATCCTTTGAAATTACACGAAAAAAAACTTATCACTTCAACAACATTTTTTGCATCAGCTTCAAATTCAGCTTGTCCTAAAAATTTTCTAAGCCTTCCATATACTTTTATTTTTCTTAGCATTTGACCTCATTTGGCTCTATTTTAATAATACGATCTGATGAAGGTTCAACAAGATAAAAAGTTAAATCTAATTGTTTACAACTTATTTTATCAGTAACAGAAAATATTAGCTCATTATCTGGGTGGCTGTGAACTATTCCAACAATTTCATCAACGCTATCCTCACATTCAATCCAGTCATCAGGATCAATAACAAATGAAGTTGCTTTGTATTCATGAGCAATATTTTTACATTTCCAATAAATTTCTTTATTATTTTTTATTGCAACGATTCCACAACATTCATCTGGATAGCAAGAATCTGCATGATTCATAGCCTCTTTTTTCCAACATTTTTCAATATTCATTATGAAACAAAAGTGCCGACTGCTGGAAATTCATTTCTTGTGATTTGTCTAGCTGGGAGTCTTTTGTTTTCTACGTCAAGCTGACCCACTAATTCAAACTGAACAACTTGTCTGTTTTCTGTTGATTTTCTATCAATAAAATAAATTTCTTGTGGTAATTCATCACTGTTTGGTGTTCCAAACGGATTACTACCAGAACTAAAATTTGCATTGTCAAGACTAGAGGCAAGCACTTGCAATCTAGTTAATTTTGCATTAAGCAAATCATTATGAGCAGTAGTTTGATTTACAATTACCAAAAAACCAGAAACATCAATTACAGATCCGCTTCTACTAATTCCACCAAAATTACTTATTGTCAGTTGCGGTCTAGGTGTTTGACCTTTGCCAGTGTAAGCAAAACCACTTGCTTCAATAGGAAGTCTTTGATATGTATTACCTTGCCAAACTATTTCAGCCCTACTATTCATATTTGAACCAGAATGGAATCGAAATGTTGTTGGTACACTATCTGGATTGCCTGTTGCATAATGCAAACCCTCTACAAGTTCCAAAACAAAAAGCTCAAGGATTGCTGATGGATTAAGTGACTGCAACTCTGAATGAGGTATTGCCATTTAAGCCTCCGCAACTTCTTCAAATGCCAGATTCATAATTACTCTGTTATTTAAAATTGCTGTTCTTGATCTTCGAGTACAAATAAATTTCAAAGCTGATGAGTGATGTGGCGGTGTAAAATCAAAACTTGCTTGATCGTCAAATCTTTCATCAAGAAAAGTATCAATCGTTGCAGCGTCTGTAGTTGACACATTAAAAGACAAAGTTAAACTAATTAACCTTTTGTTAGCTGGCAAACCAAAAACTAATCTTTGTTCTCTACCATCACCAAGTTTTATTCTCAAACTATCTTGTTCTTTAGATTCTTGAGTAGAGTATTGCGGTGTAATTGAGGGAAATGTTGCCATTATGCAAGTAAACCTCCACTGCGTTTTTGTCTTATTAATTCTGATTGTATCGCAACAGCAATTTGTTGTCCTAAATCATTACCTTGAGCAGATGACCCACTAACAGCAGATCCTGTAGCGTCCACACTCACTGTAATGTTGTTGACAACAGAATCACCACCACCCATTGCACTATTTGGAACAATAGTCCCTGCAACTTTGGGAACAAACAGTTCTGGCCCTCTTTCACCTACAATCGAAGCTTTTCCTACAGGTGGCCTTCCACCATCTGCAAATAACCCTCCAAGAATACTGCCAAGAAATCCTCCTAATCCTTTTTTCTCTCCACCGCTTGCACCCTTACCAAATGCCTCTCCAAAGCCGCCAATGAGCTTATCTATCTGTGCATCAATGATTTTATCTCTTATGCGGTTGAGTACGTTTGTCATGGCCTCTCCAAATGATTTAGCACCAGTTATAGCGTCCCTAAGATTATTTTTGATACTGCTTTCAATCTCTTCACCTACAGCAGTCATTTTTTCTTTTAGCTCTTCAGCTTTCTTTTTATTTTCATCTTGTATTCTGCCCTGTTCTTCAAGTTTTTCGTTTTGTCTGTCTATCTCATTTGTTTTTTTGATCTCCTCATTCAATCTATCTCTTAAAACTTTATAATTTTCATGCTCTAAATTTAATTGTTTTGTAAGTGAATTAATTGCCCTCTTGTTGTTATTTTGTTCTGCTGTTGCAAGCCTTTTGAGAATATCAAATCTTCTCTTGTCAACTTTGGCCATTTCTGCCCTTAGTGCTATTTGGTTTCCATCTTCAAGAGCTTTATTAAATTCTTTTTGGTTTCTGGTCGCTTCAACTAATTTTGTTGCCAAAGCCCCAACACCAACAACAAGCAAACCAATGCCAGTTGTCGCTATTGCAATCTTCAAAGCTCCAAGTGCAAGAGTTACTTTTCCTACTCCACCAGCAGCTAATAGTGAGGCCGCTTGCATACTTGTGAAACCACCAGAGGCAATAAGACTTTGAACACCTACCATATTAATTTTTACGAGCAAAGCAGTAAAAGCACCTGTCACAATAGGAATACCAACTGCCAAAAGTTTTGCAGCAACAGCAATTTTTGTAATTAATATTGCAGCCTGTCCAGCATCAGATTTTACAAACTCAGTTATTTGAAGAATAAAATCAGTAAGAAGTTTGGTCACAGACTCAACAGCGGGTCTTAGCTCATCACCAAAAGCTCTTGAAAGATCTTCTGTTGCATTACTAAAGTTTTTAAATACTTGTGTTGGATCATTTTTTAATAACTCTTTCAAAAATCCACTACCCTCATTTCCTATCCTTCCCAAAGCTCTGAGAACAACATCACTGGTCAATTTGCCATCAGCAGCTAATTTTTTAAGTTCCCCTATAGTTACTCCAAGTTCTTCAGCTATAGGAGCAAGGACAGTCGGCACTTGTTCTGAAACACTCCTAAACTCATCACCAGCCAGCCTTCCTGAGCCAAGAGCCTGTGCCAGTTGTCTAAATGCGTTTGATGATTCTATAGCTGATGCACCAGCCAGTTTTGCTGCCGTATTAAATCCAAAAAATACAGTCCTTATATCTTCAACTGATGTTCCAAGTGGAGCCAGTCTTGCTGTTATGTCCGTTACACCCTCCAAAGCTTCAACAGCACTTAATCCAAAAGCTTTCTGAGCATCAGCCGCAATCTGTTGTGATTTAGCAAAATCCGCACTGCTTTTTGTAAGCAGTCCTAATCTAACATTTAGCTTTTCAAAATTTGCTGATGTTTTTACCGCTTGCGTTCCAACTAAAACAACGCCTGAAGCAAGAATCGCAGTTCTCAAACCATTAAATGAGCTTTGTAATTTATTAGTTTGATTCTGTACACCATTCAACGCCCTAGTCGCACCGCTGGCATCAACTCTTAACCTAACGACTGACTCTGCCACAAATAAAAAAACCTTTATCCTATATTACCTTGAATTGCGTTTTTGTCGTTGCAATGCTTTCTTTTCTTCGTCATGCTTTATTTCATAATATCCAGCCCAATATATAAGCTCTGCCTCAGTCATATTAAGCCTGAGTTCTTGCACTGTCTTACAAAGTTCTGTTGCTAGGAAAAACTCAAACCTAAGCCAAGTGTCCCCTTTTATTCTTTTTTTGCTGTATCAATATCAAGCTGAATATCATTCAAGAAAAGTTCAAGATCATTTAAAACTTTTTCTGGAAGTTGTCTTTGCAACATAGGTGCATCTGACATATCAAAAGCTGGACTTCCATCTTCTTTTTCTGCCATTTGACAAAGAAGTTGAGTTGATACAACCAAAGCATCAGCATTTGGGCCAGCCAGTTGCTGTGCTTTTACTCTTGCATATCTTGTAATAGGTTTGAAGTAAATAGTAGTAACTACTTTGCCTTTTGAATCTTTTACCTCAAATTGTCGTCTTGTGACCATTTCATCTTGAAAAGCTCCAAGAATAAGGTCTGCGGTTCTTTCAGTTGCCATAAATAAATGCGAAGAATTTTACTTTTAGATTGCTGATGTAATTGTGCCAGATGGCTTAAATGTAATGGTTATTGTATTTACATCACCTAAAGCTGAACCTTGCTCAAAGTTTGTAACAAGGCCGCTGAAGCTGATCTTTTTAGTACCACTTGCACTATTAGGGAAAAGTTCAAAAGCTGCTGTTGCGGAGTCGCCTGTTGTCAGACAAGCATCAATAAAAGTTGCAGTCTCACCAGATGCGGCATCATCATAAACCAATTCAGCAGATCCCTCACCTTCAATTAGTCCACCAACAAAAGATTTGAAAGTGTCACCTTGAACAGTTGTTTCTTGGGTATCTTTAGTGATAGACATAGACCATGATCTTGTGCCTAATACTGGGTTAACTGAGGAGCCGTCATCATCAAATTTGACTTGCCCGACATCACCTTTTACAGCAGCCATAACAATAAAAAGAAATATTTATAAATATATTAACCTTTTTTCTGTAGTTTTTCTATTTCTGCTATTAGTTTGTCTTTTGATTTTCTTTTATCTAACTCAATTCCAAGTTCTCTACCTTTTTTTTCAAGCTCATCTTTTGATAAATTTTTTAAATTTTTTTGTTTTTCTAAATATCGTCTGCACTTAGGATCCCAATACCTTGAATCTCTTATTCCTTTGACTGCTTCTATAGCGTCAAGCATTTCTTCAGTAATCTCAATCATGGTACAAGTGCCTCATAGAGTTCAAATGTTATTCTAACCTGTGTCTGAAATTTGCCTTCTGGTATTGCTTCAGAAACCTCTGGGCCTATTGGTGGATCAAATCGTACATCAGAAACTGTAATTCGATTAAATAAGTCTCTCACTCTTTTAGCTATAACGAAATTTGCCCCTGCTCCTAATCCTTGTTTTGTGTAAATATTACAAGTAATAAGACCCACAACAAGATTTGTGGCAGTGGTGCTTGAATTTGGTGCTTGTTGAGTAAGGTATTCACTTGATCCAAAGCTAGTAATACATTGAATATATTGATCGGTAGTTGAAGCATCAAAGGGAACATTATTAAAAACTATAGTTACAGGCTGACCAGTCCTAAATTCATTTCTGATTCTTGTTTCAATAGTTGATCTAACTGTATTCAAATTTGTTGCTGCCATTTTTTACCTCCCAAACTGTCGTCTTATATATTGTTGCAGTTCTTTTCCAATAAGTTCAGGAAATCCCTCAACAGTGTTTTGTCTGGTTCTATACACACCGCCCCATGAGGGTGGTTTTGCTATGCCATAACAAACAGGCTCTGCATAGACAACATTGTTTGTAATTAATCCAATAAAACTACTTCTGTTTCTTGATGCACTCATTAAAGGTATTTTTGTTTGCCATGCACTTCGCAGTCTGCCAGTGTCAACTGGTGTTGCTTTTTTTACTCTTCTTGTCCATTCTAAAGTCGTTGCTTGAACAATCTCAATAACTTTTTCTTGAAAGAAATCGTCCATTTCAAAAAGCTCAATTCTTCTGGTCATAATTACCTCAAAAAAATGTCAAAGCTTATGGCTGTATTATCTTGCTCATTTGTATTAATTTGAACCACCTTATATTCTGTCCCGCTTATAACAACCCGATCAAATGTTGTTGGAGTGAAAGTTATATCTCCAGCAGATATAGTAAGTCGTTTGTCCTGACTAGAAACTAGGTCAGTCACCTCAGACCTTGTTACGTTGCTCACGACTCCCTTTATACTGACATCTGTTTTGACTTCACTCATTGAGCCAGTAGTAGGGTTATATATTCCAGTCGTCACTCTTCTATAAGTAATATCGCCACCAAGAACTTTAATTGTTTTGGAAGCTGCTTTTTTTAATGCGTTGGCAATACTCATAAGTAGTAAGCAATAACAGCGTCACCACTTGCAACTTGAACACTTGTAATCACACCGCATATCTCTGCTGAATGATGCAAAGGTATTGCAGAAATAGTCGAAGATGTATTCTCCTTAATATTCTCAGCAACTAAATCAACAGTTGAATTTTTTAATGCAACTACTTTGCCAAATCTACCAGTAAATGCCTGAGTATGATCTGTGATGATTATTGCTGCTGGATAGTCGTAGCCGTAGCCCATTTTCATGACCTCTTGATTTGTAAGTTTGCTCTTCCACCTATTCTAATACCCATTAAATAGTGGTCAACGATTGGTGGAATCCTATCAATGCCCACAGCCCCATAAAATCTGGGAGTAACGTTTAAGTTGCCAATATTAACTGAGGCAAAATCTTCTAAGCCAGAAAGATCAAGTCCACCTCTGTTGTTATTGAGATAAACAGCTAAAACTACTTGTGCGTGTTTAACACGATCTGGAATCTCTGTGTCGAGATAATAGTCAGCAACTAATCTGTTTGGAAAACTTAAGCCATACAGGTTTGTGTATGTGTCAGGTTTCCTTACTCCTGATCTTGGCCACTCAAGAGCCTGTGTGTCAGCAACCCTAGCACCTAAAAACTTCTCTCTATCTATTCTCTGGGCTGCTGTAAATAATGCCCGATTTTTGTTATCAGTCGAAGAATTATCCCAAGCAACGGTGTCATCATTGAGAACTAAGCCCTCAATAAAAGAGTTTGCATCAGAAAGACTTATATAAGTGTTTGCGTTAGCTCCACCAACAGTTGCATCAAGAGTTATCGCCATTGAGTTTCACCTTTTTGGGCTTTGTTTTAGGTTTTGGCTTAGATTTGGAAACTGAAGCCGCCTTTTGAGCAGCTTCGTTTTGTTCCCTCATACGCCTAAAAGCGTAAATTGACATTAACTTGAAGCACCTTTGAGTGCAACAAAGCTAAGGACAATCGCTTCAGACTCAGATCCACTTGTCAAATTGGTAACAGATATTTTGAATGATCCGTCAGCAATCAAGTTGGCTTGTGCCATATATGCTCCAGCAGTACCACCAGAACTATGGTTTACAAGAACAACGTCAGTAGCTGAGATTTTGCTGTTTGTGACAGT